GACAGGACGGCAGTGGCATACCGCACACGGTCATGGGGAATGCAGCATCGGCGCCCACTTTCCAGCCAGGAGACAAAGTGCCCGCGCCAATCAAAGACCCGCCGTACGTGCCGCCAGCGGTGCTGCCCAAGACCGACAATCAGCGCATCAAAGAGTTGAAGCAGATGCTGATCGAAGGCAAGGGCCAGGAGGTCGTCCAGAAGGTCATCCAGATCGCGCTGGAAGATGGCCACCCCGGCCAGATGGCCGCCTTGAAGCTCTGTATGGAGCGAGCGCTGCCGGTCAGCATGTTCGAGAAGACCGCCGCGCAACGGGCGGCTGTGACGATCAACATCACCGGCATTGGTGGGCCCGACAGCCCGCCCCAAGCAGACATCATCGACGTGGAGATGAAAGATGGATGAGTACCTAGCCAGTCTGGGCTTGTCGCCCGGCGAGCTCAATAAAGTGCTGTACCACCGCGCCAACATGGCCAAGCCGGGTATGGACGCCGAAGGCAACCCCATCACCATCTACGCTACCGGTATCCAGATACCGTCAGGCAAGCTAAAAGGTCAGTTCGTGTCCGTCCCCGGCTTTGTTGGCGGAAAAGTAATCGACAGCGAAAACGAGCTCTGGAAAATCTGGAAGAAGGACATCGAGGCCGGCAAATGGCCGGTCTACCCCACGTCAGAAGCGCTAAATGCGCGCGACGCGTGGCTGCATCAGGTGATGGAGCGCGACATGCAGCTAATGCGTGCCAAGACGACGCCGGCCGAGCCGGTCTACTACAAAGACCCTTTTGGGCTGCCTGACTGATGGCGGATCTTAACTTTCAGCTCCTGCCTTGGCAAAAGACGGTCTTTGAGGACAAGACGCGCTTTAAGGTCGTCGCAGCCGGCCGTCGGTGCGGCAAATCGCGTCTGGCAGCCACTACCCTGCTGATTGAGGGGCTGCGCTGCCCTTCAGGGTCAGCGGTGCTGTACGTGGCGCCTACGAACGGCCAGGCACGGCAGATTATCTGGAACGTCCTGCTGGACTTGGGGCGCGAGGTGATCGCCAACAGTCACGTCAACAATCAGGACATCACGCTAATCAACGGCGCGACCATCTATGTGAGGGGCGCGGATAGGCCCGACACGCTGCGAGGCGTCTCGCTGACCTACGCTGTGCTCGATGAGGTGGCCGACATCAAGACAGAGGCTTGGGAGCAGGTCATCCGAGCCAGCTTGTCAGACAAAAAGGGCCGGGGGCTCTTCATTGGCACGCCCAAAGGGCGCAATTGGTTCTACGACATCTTCAGACTAGGCCAGTCTGGCGACGACGAGGACTGGAAAAGCTGGCACTTCACGACCAAGGACAACCCGCTCATCGACCCCAAAGAGATAGAATCGGCCAAAAAGACCCTAAGTACCTTTGCGTTCAAGCAGGAGTACATGGCCAGCTTCGACAACGCGGGCTCGGACGTCTTCAAGGAAGACTGGATCAAGTATGGCGAAGAGCCCGACTACGGCAGCTACTTCGTGGCGGTCGACTTGGCAGGATTCGAGGAAGTTGCCAAACAAGCAGCAAACTCCAAGAAACGGCTGGACGAGACGGCCATTGCGATCGTAAAAGTGACTGACGAGGGGCAGTGGTTCGTCAAAGAGATCCAACACGGGCGCTGGGACATCCGCGAGACGGCAGCGAAGATTCTGATCGCTATGCGCGACTACCGGCCCTTGTCGGTGGGGATCGAGCGCGGATCGCTCAAAAACGCGGTTTTGCCTTATCTTAGTGACTTGATGAGGAAGAATAATGTATATTCCCACATCATCGACCTGACGCACGGCAACCGTAAGAAAGCGGACAGGATCATCTGGAGCCTTCAGGGACGCTTTGAGCACGGCCGGATCATCCTAAACAGAGACGAAGACTGGACGGAGTTTTTAGACCAGTTGCTCATGTTCCCCGCCATAGGCGTGCATGATGACTTGCCCGACGCGCTCTCGTACATCGACCAGCTGGCCGTGACTAGCTACTTCGAGGACGATGCCAGCGACGATTGGGAGCCCATAGACATCATCGCGGGATTCTAAATGGATCAGAACGAATTCGATCAACCCACAGAAGCCGACAAGGAATTGACGGCTTTTGTCGTTGACCACTGCAATCGCTGGCGCGACTGGCGCGACACCAACTATCTATCGCTCTGGGAAGAGTACGAGCGCATCTTCAGGGGCGAATGGGCTTCGGAAGACAAGACGCGCGAATCGGAGCGCTCACGAATAGTCACTCCAGCAGCACAGCAAGCCGTCGAGACTCGCCACGCGGAGATCATGGAAGCGATCTTCGGCTCTGGCGAGTTTTTTGACATTGAAGACGACCTGCAAGACGTCAACGGTCAGACGATCGACATCGAAGCGCTACGCGCTCAGTTGTCTGAAGACTTTAAGAAAGACAAGATCAAAAAGTCGATCGACCAGATCGAGCTCTTAGCTGAAATATACGGCACAGGCATTGGCGAGATCGTCGTTGGCATGGAAACCGAGTACATACCGGCGACGCAACCAATACCAGGTCAGATGGGACAAGCGGCTATCGGTGTGATCGAGAAGCCGCGTGTGGCGGTCAAGCTGGTGCCCGTCAACCCTAAGAACTTCCTGTTCGACCCCAACGGCACGACGGTGGACGACTGCATGGGTGTGGCCATTGAGAAGTACGTCTCCATCCACAAGGTCGTGCGCAACATCGAGCGGGGTATCTACCGCAAGGTCAACATCGTACCGACCTACGAGGACTCGCAGCTAGAGCCTACGCAAGAGGTACAGAACTATCAAGACGAGAAGGTCAAGCTGCTGACCTACTATGGTCTGGTGCCGCGCGAATACCTAACCAAGCTCGAAGAGATGGAAGAAGGCGGCAAGATTGAAGAGCTCTTCCCTGAAGACTCTGCTGCTGAAGACTATCAGGACATGGTCGAGGCCATCGTCGTGGTGGGCAACGATGGCATGCTGCTAAAAGCAGAAGCCAATCCGTACATGATGAAGGACCGTCCGGTCTTGACGTACCAAGACGACACGGTGCCGAATCGTCTGTTGGGCAGGGGTACGATTGAAAAAGCGTACAACATGCAAAAGGCGATCGATGCGCAGGTACGCAGTCATTTGGATAGCCTGGCATTGACAACCTCGCCGATGATGGGCATGGACGCCACTCGTTTGCCACGCGGGGCGAAATTCGAGGTCAAGCCGGGCAAGGCGCTGCTGACTAACGGCAACCCGCAGGAGATTTTGTATCCGTTCAAGTTTGGCCAGACAGGTCAAGAGAACATCACCACTGCCCAGACGTTCGAGCGCATGCTGCTGCAAGCCACTGGCACGATGGACAGCAACGGCATGGTCAGCCAAGTCAGCCGCGACGGCAACGGTGCTGCGATGTCAATGGCGGTGGCCACCATCATTAAGAAGTACAAGCGCACGCTGGTGAACTTCCAAGAAGACTTCTTGATTCCGTTCATCAAAAAGGCTGCGTATCGCTACATGCAGTTTGACCCCGATCGCTACCCGTCCACCGATTTGAACTTCGTGCCCACTGGCACGTTGGGCATCTTGGCGCGCGAGTACGAGCAGCAGCAGTTTGTGGGTCTGCTACAGACTTTGGGCCCAGATACGCCGGTGCTGCCGATCATTCTGAAGGGCATTGTGGCTAATAGCAGCCTCTCAAACCGTCTGGAGCTCTTGGAAGCCTTGACGCAAATGGCCCAGCCGAATCCTGAGCAGCAGCAAATGGCCATGATGCAGCAGCAACTGGCCATGCAGGCCGCGCAAGCGCAAATTGCGGTCAATCAGACGCAAGCCGAGCAAAATCGTGCTGAAGCGACCAAGACTTTGGTTGAGACTAAGCTAAAACCCATTGAGGTGCAGGCCAAAATTCAGCAAGGTTTGACGGCTAACTTGCCAAGCAATGCAGATTTGGCGTCACAAGAGTTTGATAAGCGCGTCAAAGTGGCTGAATTGATGTTGAAAGAGGCGGATATCAAGAATAAATCCAAGATTGTCGAGCTTCAGATGATGAACAAGCAGGAAAATCTGACAAAAGTAGAAAATGATTTTCTGGAAAGCTTGGGGGAGGAGCTTAAATGAGCATAATCCCTAATCTGGATGAGATGACAGACGAGGATAAGCTCAAAGTTTTAGAGTCTGTCCAAAAATCGATCCGCGAAAGCAAAGAAATACAGCGTAAAAAGATTGGAGAAAACGTCCAAGCCGTCGTCTCTGCGCTAAAAAAGATAGAAAGCGACATTTCTGCGCGGTTTGAGGCAGTCGCGGCTACCATCGAGAACCGCGTAGCCAACATCAAAGATGGCCAAGACGGCGCTCCAGGCGTTGATGGCCGACCTGGGCGCGACGGTAAAGACGGACGCCCTGGCCGAGATGGTAAAGATGGCAAAGACGGACTACCAGGGCGCGATGGCGTCGATGGTCAGGACGGCATATCGGTCAAAAGTGCGTTTTTGGACTTCGACAATAGCCTGATTATTGAACTGTCGGATGGACGACAGATCAATGCAGGCGAAGTGCTGCCACCGGACATCGCAGAGAAACTTAAAGTCATCGTTAACACCAGCACGGGCGGCGTAGGATTGCCCGAACAAGCAGGTAATTCTGGCAAATTCCTAACAACCGACGGAACTAATCTGTCTTGGGCGACTGCTGGAGGCGGCGGAGGCGGTACAGGCGACGTTACTGGCCCTTCGTCAGCTACCGACAACGCGGTGGCCCGCTTTGATTCGACTACCGGCAAGCTGATTCAAAACAGTGTCGTGACAATTAGCGACACAGGCGCTGTGTCTGGCGTAGCTTCTTTAGGGGTGGCTAACTACGTAGACTTCAATACGTCGCCGACGGTTTCAAATGCCGCCGGACGTATGTACTGGGACGCGGCGCAGAATACTTTGGCCGTTGGCCTGACATCTACACTTGCGGCCAATGTAGGCCAGACGCTTTTCGCTCGCGCAACTAACGCTGAAGCAGTAACTATTACCAAAGGCCAAGCTGTTTACGCGTTTGGCGCAACAGGAAACCGTGTATCCGTTAAATTAGCCAACAATACGGGCGACGCCACTTCAGCAAAAACTTTTGGTTTGGCTGCTGAAGATATTACTGCTGGTGGCACCGGCATGATTATCTGCCAAGGCGTACTAGATGGCTTGGACACCAGCGCGTACACAGCGGGCGATTCCCTATATCTTGGCGCAACCAATGGCGCCTTGACTGCAACAAAGCCATACGCACCAAACCATTTGGTCTATATCGGAACGGTTGAGCGCGCTAATGCAGGTAATGGGCAAATCTATGTACGCGTTCAGAACGGCTATGAAATGGATGAGCTACACAATGTGTCGGCTCAAAATCCCACTAACGGCCAAATATTGATCTACAACCAGACGACAAGTCTGTGGGAGAAGGCCAATATTAC